CGGCCCAGAGCATTATGTTGACTTGCTTGAAGCGTGGGCCAACCCCTTTGCAGCGTCCAATGTGATGCTGAAGGGGCTTGCGGCGACTGTGCGCGCCAATGGTGGGCCGGTGCTTGAACTAGGCTCTGGGCTTTCTACTTTGGTGATGGCGGCCGCTAATCCACAAGCAGAGATTCACTGCTTGGAAAATAGCCCGGTCTTTGCCGAGCACCTACGCATTGAAGCGGCCAAGCTTGGGCTCTCCAATATCGTCATTCATTGCCGGGCGCTGAAGGGCGGGTGGTATGATGCCGACGATCTGCCGCGTTTGGCCTGGCGGCTTGTCATCATCGATGGCCCACCGCGCAAGGACGGCGCGCGCATGCCTGCTTTCGAGCGTTTGGATCTCAGCGCTGCAGCCGTCTTTGTTGATGACGTGCAACGCGATGGCGGAGCGCCTGAACTGGTTGACGCTCTTGCGCGCACCCATAACGTGCAGGTGATTACGGGGGAGGGCGTGCGCTGCTTTGCCATCGGAGCGCCTAAAGCCAACGCGCAACAGGTGGCCGCATGAGCGACGCCATCGACGCGATGAAGGCCAAGAAGGTCTTGATGGTGTGCATGCCGCTGCACGACGGCAAGCTCTGCTGGGAGACGTGGTTTCAACTCCGCGAGGAGGAAAAGCTCTTTGAGCTTTTAAACCTCGATTGGCGCATTGATATTATCGTCTTAGCGGGCTGTTCGCTCATCACGCGCGCCCGTAACGAAGCGGTAGAGCACGCATTTGAGCGCGGCGCTGATGCGCTGATGTGGATCGACGGCGATATGAATTGGAGCTCGGGCGCGATTGCGCGCTTGCTGGCCATGGATGTTGACGTGGTTGGCGCGGGCGTCCCGCTCAAACAAGCTGAGATCAAATGGAATATCGGCTGGCTTGACGATCGCACACCGAACGCAAAGGGCCTCATCGAAGTGAAGACACTTGGCACGGGCTTTCTCTTCACCAAAAAGCGCGTGTACGAGATCATGCGCGAGCGCATCCAAGAGACATCGGAGAATGTTTACGAGCGCCCAGACGGGAAGGGGCGCGGCTTTGCCTATTTCTCAGCGCCGGGAAGCTGGGGTGAGGACACGTATTTCTGCCACCTCTGGCGCCAGCTTGGCGGCAAAGTCTGGGTCGATCCCGCCATCACCATGCAACACGTGATCGCGCCGAGTTGGAGCGTGAAAGCCAAGCTCGCTGATTGGTTGGATGAGCAAAAGCAAAAGGAGGCCGCGTGATGAGTACGGTCGGGCGATATATTTTCCACTACGAGCCGCAACCCTACCGTTCGCCAGAGCCATGGGTAACGGATGGCGACTACTTACGGCAGACCCACGGCGGCGAAGTGATCCCCGTTGGCCCTTACGATTGGTTTTGGGAAAAACCGACGAGAGGGGCGCTTGTTCAAGATGAAATTCGTAAGCTGCTCGCGGATCAAGTTCTAGAGTCATGCGACGGGAATGATTGGCGAGACGTAACTGCGAGGCCCGCGTGATGGCGCTCTGGATTGTCAAGCACATAGCCGATCCCCCGACCTACATTGCCGCGTGCGATGACGGCGCAGAGGTGAGCGTGCGTTTATTCGGTGCAGATAGCTCAGCCTATTGGCGCGCGTCTAAGATGATGCTCGCCAACGTGATGCGTCGCCATGAAGACGCCGAACCCAAATTTGCAGCCAACGCCAATGAACCTGAAGCGGTGGCGTTTGCGGAGATGTTGAATGCCTGAATACAAATCACTGATGCAGTTGGAAGACGCCGTTGCTCTCGCGAGGGCTGCGCTCGGAGGTGTGGCCGACAGACGCCGAGAGCGCGGAGCCGAGGACGATGACGACCCGAATGTCTCCGTCGATGCGTTCGCGTTGGAGCGGATACTCGAAACAGTGGAAAGCCGATTGGAGAGTCAGCGTGCCTGAGTTCTACCACGCCAAAAGCCCGATCCCGAAGCCAGAGGGAGGCCGCCACGTCTTCATCGCGACGCCGGCAATCGTGATTTATGGCAACCACTTTGCGGCCATCACCAAAGCGCTCCCGCGTTTGATGGGGGCAGGCATCGCCATCGACCACTACCTGTTCACGAACAACGCTCATATCGATGATGCTAGGAACGCATGCGTCGCCGCGTTCCTGAAATCAGACGCTGACTACCTGATCTTCATCGACGCTGACGTAGGCTTTCCGCCAGAGGCGCTTTACAGTTTGGTGTGCCATGAGGGCGATATTGTCGCGGGCGTCTATCCGCACAAGAACATGGGGCCGCGCACGTACCCGATGCGGTTTGAAGGTGACGTTTTGAGGACGGAAGAGGACGGCTTGATCCGCGAGCACATCCTAAGCGTCCCAACCGGGTTCTTGCGTCTTTCCCGCAAGCTGATTGAGCACATGGTCGAGCACTATCTTGAGCGTGGCTTCCGCTCGCCCGAGGTCGGCGGCGAGACTGTCCCGTGTCTGTTCGAGCGGCGCACCATCAAGGGCGAGCGCCATTCTGGCGATGTGGCCTTCTGCGTGGCCGCGCGCGAGCTTGGCTATAAGATCTATGTCGATCCGAGCCTTCAGCTTTCCCACGCAGGGGAGGTCAGATTTCAAGGCACGCTAGCGGGCGACTTCGCCGCGCCGCCGCCCACCGAAAATGAAAAGGAACTACCGCAATGAGCTTTGACCCGAAACTTTGGCCGAACACGCTTTATCGCTACAATAGCGATGGCGAGCGCGAGGGGCAGACGTTTGCGCGTCCTGATCTGGTGCCCGAAGATGCGGGCTGGGTCACGATCGATGACCTTGGCCCAGCGCCTGCGCCCAAGCCAGAAGCGGCCGCGCCTCTCACCAACAAGGAAGCCGTGACCGCCGGTAAGCGCCTGGTTGTGCTTGAGCGCGAGAACGCGGCCTTGAAAGAAACGCTCGCTGTCTATGAAGGCGAAGCCGAAGCCAAGGACAATGAGCTTGCGGCTCTGCGCAAAGCGGTGACAGCCGGTGATGAACTGGCGAGCGAAGCGGCGCCGAAAAAGCGCAAGGCCAAAGCGGGCGAAGCGGTTTAAGATAGGCGCATGCAAATCACGATGAATATCCGCTGGAGCGCAAGGCCGATTGGAGCGAGCACGCTCTGCCTCGGCGGCTCGACAGAATACCTCGTCACCGGCGAAATTGGTGAGCCCGGCCTAGATGGCTTCTGGGCTCACAGTGTTCCTATGACGCAGGAGATGCTTGAGGACGATTGGCTTCCGGACGTCTGCGCTCGCATCGAACGGCTGGCGCGTCTCGCGTTCCCGCCGCCGCCGCTCATGTTCATCTTCCCGGCAGACATAAGCCCCGAAGACGTGAAGCGGTTCGAGAAAGAGTGGAATCGCTCGTTTGTTTGCCTGCCGCCGCAGGGCGTGCCGATCATCGTCCGCTAACGCGCCCGAATAGCGCAAGCCGCGTTCCAGCATTTCCGGCAACCAAGGGAGCATGACCAAGTACGCTCCCGGCTTTGCGCCGCCGACTAATTCTAATCAGCCCGGCTATGGCGGCGGCAAGCCGACGCCGCAGCGCGCTTACGATCCGTCAGTTGATGCTTGGCGCCCTACGGCTCCTCAAGCTGCTGCGCCGTACAATAATCACGGCAAGGGCGGTGATTGGGGTAGACCCGCTGCGCCGCAACAGCAGCCAGCATCGTCAAGTCCTTGGGGCGCAGTACGCGCAGCCCAAACAGCAGGAGGCGGGTCTGCTGGCGGTTCGTGGGGTGGTTACGATAGCAATTTCCGCGCTCCAGCGGTAGCGCCGACCCAGCAGGCGCAGCAGGCGGCGATGGATGCGCAACGCGGACGGACGCAGCCCCAATGGCCCCCGCAGCGCGCTTACGACCCGTCTGTTGATCCTTATCGTCCTCCGATGGCTCCCCAGCAAAACGCCTACGGCCAATTCCCAACACAGCGCGCTTATGATCCGTCCGTTGATCCCTATCGCGCTCCGGCGGCCCCGGATCCCCGTTTCGCGCAGTGGCAAGAGATGATGCGCCGGCAGCGTCAGATGCGCCCGCAACAACAGCCGCAACAACCGGTTGTTGATTACTTCAACCCGAACCCGAGGCGCTGACTTAACGGCGCAAGCGGCGTTCCAGCCTTTTAGGCAAGCCATAAGCTCACGCTGGAGCGATCATGGTCACCGCCACAAACTGCATCAAGCTCGCCTTGCGAAAGATCCGCGTCATCGGTCACGGGGAAAGCCCGGATGCGACCCAAGCCGCGGACGCTCTGACTGAGCTTAACGCTTACATTGAAGAATTGCTTGGCAATGGCAGTTCGCTGGATTGGTCTCCGGTTTACACCAGTTCCTCAATGACCGTGGATTGGCGCTACCCAGCCCAACGCATTCATTGCAAGCATAGCTCAGCCATCACCATCACCTTGCCGCAAGGCACGGCTTCTGCGCCGATTGCGGATGGGTTTATGGTCGAGGTGCATGATGCCGCGGCTCTGGCTGCGACTTACAACATCACCATTGCCCGAAATGGTTGGAAGATTGCGGGCTCTGCCGCGAACGCAACGATCTCAACCAACGGCCAATCGAAGCGGTATATGTTCCGGGCTGACTTGGGCGATTGGACGCTTGCCTCAACGCTAGTGGCTGGCGACAACCTGCCGTTTCCGTCTGAGTTCGATTTGCCGATGGCGCTTCTTCTCGCGCATCGCTTGGGCGGTGAATACGGCCAACAGCTCGCACAGCAAGATTTGTTCGCGGCCATTGCGGGCAAAGCCAAACTCCGCGCGCGCTATTGCAAGCCGCCGGCAGTCATGCTTCCAGATAGCGCAATCTCTAACATGGGCGGGGCCACAACCCGCCATGGCGTCACCGGCCAAGATCAGGGTGTAGCGTGACAGGTTCCAGAGAAGCGCGCGGGCGCGCTAACCGGGAACGTCTTGCGGGGATTATTCGCCGTGAGGAACGACGCGCGCAGATGCAGGCGCGTCCTCCACAGCCGCTTTCGGGGATTGCGCCGACGCCGCGCCCATTTTCAGACCTTGACCGTCTGCCAGCCGATGCGTTCCCAACGCAAGCGCAAGGCCGCCAACTCGAGATTGAGAACGTAAGGCAAGCAGCCTCAGCCCAAGAAGGGCGCGATTACTCGCCGCTCTCGGACGAGTGGGGGCCTATCGCTCCTCTGAGCGCGATGGCGGGCGATCTTAGCCAAGCTGCGATGCTCGCGCGCCGCGGCGGCGGCATCGGGAGCGAGCGCGAACAGCGTTGGGCGCGCGGCACGCGCCAGGCGGGTGAAGACATTCTCGCTGAAGGCCACGGCGGCCAGTTGATGGATTTTCTCTCCGATCTTCCAAATGGCATGGAAGCGGCGGAGGAAGCGCGCCTTGCAAGCGGAGAGCCGCGCATCCCAGGCATTCAAGCCCGCATCGTGGATACGGTTGGCGATTTCTGGACTGGCATGTCTATGGGGGCTCGCGAGCCTCGCATGAGAGGCGCGGCAGAGGATGCTGAGCGTGATTATCGCGCTCGTGAGTGGGAGCTAGCAAACGCGCGCGGCACTGAAGCGTTTAACCGCGGCGATTTCCAAGCGTCGGGCGAAGCTGACCTTGAAGCTAACCTCGCTGCCCGTGAAGGCTCACTCGCCACAGAGCGGGGAGATGAAGCTGCCGGCGCTGACTTCTGGAACAACGCGCCTTATGCGTTGGAGGCCGTTCCTGGCTTGGGCGCGGTTGATATTCTGAGGGACGTTGGCCGTTTCGCTGGCCGTCAAACCTTAAACTCTTTGGGCCGTGAAGTGCCTGAAGCGCTCGCGCGTCCTCAAACGCTTGGCGAAATCCAGCGCCTTGGCGAAGGCACGCTCACGAGCGAAGGCCGGGGCTTTAGAAACGAAGTCGCAGCAGCCGGCGCCTTTGGCGTTGGGACGGCATCGCTTGCAGACCGCGCGCTTTCTGATGAGGGCATCGACGGTCAAGCGCTTGATGGCATCGCTGCGCCAGTAATCGGCACGGCAATGGGTGTTGCTGGCGCTCGGTATTTGCCAAGGGCGCGAGAGTTCATAGACGACGCCCTTACCGGTGTGGGCGATGATACGCTCCGCGCTTCCCGTGTTGGAGACAACGCTGCCGAGCAATTCGGAGAGGGCACGCGGGTTTATCGCCCAGCCGATCGCACAGAAGTCTTTGTCGAGCCTGATGGCCGCGTTGTCGTCAAGTACGAGGGCGCGTTCACGTCGGGCAACGCAGATCAGCCGTTGTCTCGTGGGTCTGTCGGGGAAGGCCGAACCGTTGTGCGCGCCGCGAGCGACGCGCTCGCACAGGACATCGCAGAAACCCAGCGCCCGTCATATAACTTCCGTCCCGGCGCCGATGGTCAGCTTGCGGACCCGCGCCTGGCTGAGTTCTACCGCGAGTATTTCCGCACCCGCACGCCGCAAGGCTACGCGTTCTCTGAATCCGCAGACGGCACGATGCACCTTAATCGGGTGGTTGAAGCGGAAGCGACGCCGGTCCCGTCAACGCCGCAGCGCAACTTCCAAGCGGCAATGCGCGATACAAGCGACATCGACCCGAACACAGGCAACCCGCGCGAGTATTACGGAGAAGACCACCAAGC